GACCAAGTATCTGAAGCTGTAAAAGATTTATCAGCAAGAGTAAAAGAACTGGAGAATAAATAATGGCTACTCCTAGCTCAGGTGCTATAAGTTTGAATGATATGCATGTTGAGGTAGGTGGATCTTCTGGATCTACAGTATCAATAAATGATTCCGATATAAGAGCATTAACAGGCAAAAGCTCAGGTGCTACAGCTTCTTGGAACGACTACTATGGCAAAGCAAAAGATTGGAGTTTTTCAATGACTGTTGGTGCTACAAATGTTTATAATGCAGGAAATGACTATGTAGCAGCTTCAAATGTAAGATATAAAGGCTACAATGATGGAAGTGCTAGTTTTAGGCCTAGTGGTACAAGTTATGGTTCTATGAATGATTATGCAGACTCTGATTTTTTAGGCGGACAAACTATAGATACTTTTAATGTTTCTGGAAATAGCCAAGTTACTACGGCTCAAGCAACTACAATGTTGTTTGCGACTGATAGCTCTTCGGCAACTGTTGCTAACAACGATACTGCATTTAAAAAAGTTACTATAAACAGTAATGTTTACAATAGAAGTGATGCTACTTATTCAGCCGCTGCTGGAGATAGAAGTCAATGGCAGTGGTCTATAACCCAAACTGTTCCAGACAATAATACTTCTGCTATGACTCCTTTTACTGCTCCAGGTAATTCTTGTTCTATTGTTTTTAGTAGAAACCCATGAGTAAGATAAAACTCAAGGAATTCACAGAAGAATTTGGAAATATAGGGATAAATCCTGATGTGGATGAAAATGACAAGCCTTTCAATAGAATATCTATGTGGGTGCAAAATCCAATTACAAAAAAAAATTTGCGTTATGAATGGAACAAAACAGATAGCGGAATTATTCTTACCGAAGAAAGTGATGGCACTTATGTAGAAACTAAAGATGTTGAGTATTATCAAAAATTGTGGGAAGCATGTACCTATCAAGACTTTTTAACTTTTTCTACTCTAATACCGCCTAAAGAAATAGATACCTATAATATTGAAAACAATATGGCTGTACCAAAAAGCACTAATACTTATGACGAAGTTTATGTAAACAAAAAATTAGTTAGGACTGATTACAACATAGGACTATGGCAATCCGATAAGTTGATAGAAGAAGTAGAAAAAGTTTTTGGAAAAGATCAAGATTGGAAACAAAATAGATTTAATATTATTGGCACTTATCAAGAGCATGATGACGCACCTTTGAGACCGCCATACACAAATGTAAAAACATATAGTTGGTATAATGTTTTTACAGATGTCCCAGAAGATATTCTAGAAGAGTTTAAAGTTCCTGATGTAGGCTACACATATAAAGAATGGAACGCTATAAAATACAATACAGTAACAGGTAAAAAGCAATTTAAGTTGGTTATAGCAGATACGGAACACACAAGTAATTATCAAAAACACCCTAACACTTTTATACCAAGGCCTGAAGTTCCTGTTTGTGCACCATCAACTTTCTTTTTTGCAAAAATTTTTAATGAAGATGGTACAGAAGCAGATGAGTATGACGTTTTCTTTACAACCACTAAAGATATTATGAAAGAATTTTGTAAAGAAAAAAATTTAAGTTTTCCTGTTCCTGAAAATAGGGAAGATGATTTTATTTGGATATACGGCTTAGTTTATGATAAAAAAACTTTAGAAATAAAACAGGTAAAAGGCTATATTCGTTATCCTACAGACCAAGGCGAATGGCTATAAAATTAGACACAAAAAAAATAGACAAAAAATTCTACAAAAAAGTAGAAGAAGAAAAAAAATTACGCAAAGAATTTAGAAAAAAATTTTATAATTAATTATGTTTGGTAATAGTGCATTTGCAGAAACTCCTTTCGCAGCTCTTGGAGGGGTTGATGGAAGTGTAAGTGTAAATTTAACTGGTCAAGCTGGCACAAGTGCTGTTGGCTCTTTTACTTTTATAGCAAAAGCAAATATAACGCCTAGTTCTCAAGTTGGTACATCAGCTTTAGGTACAATTACGCCTATTGCTAAAGCTATAACTTCTTTAAGCGGAAATTTATCAACAAGTTCATTAGGCACTATTTCAACAGATGCTGAAGCAAATGTAACTCCAAGTGGTCAATCAATAACAAGTGCATTAAGTGGCGTAGGTGTAAATGGAAGTGTCGTAGCAATTTTACCAAGCGTTTCAGCGAATGTTGGTTCTGTAAGTGTAAGTATTACGGCAAAAGCAAATGTTTCAATACCTTTGGCTGATGAAGGAGAATCTGCTTTGGGTAGCGTTGTTACTATATCTAAATCTAATGTTACTCCAACTACTTTAGTAGCTACTGCAAATGTAGGATCTACAACTCAAAAAGGTTTTGCAAATACAAATTTATCAAGTCAAATTGGTACAACATCTTTAGGAACGCCTAGTGCTTCTATAAGCATTTCAGTTTCTTTAAGTGGAGTTGCTGCAACAAGCTCTGTAGGAACAGTTACTCAAAAATCATCAAATAGAGTATCTGTAGCAGGTATAGCTGCAACTGGCTCACCTGGATTACCAACTTTTATAGGTAAAGCTAATATTTCTGTTGCTGGAGTACAATCTATTGGTTCTGTAGGTACAGTATTAGTTTGGTCAGATGTAGATCAAAGTCAAAGCTCTAATTTTAATCAAACTACCAATACTCAAACGCCTAGTTGGTCAGGTACAAATGAAGATCAAAGTTCTAATTTCAGTCAAACTACTAGCACACAAACACCTAGTTGGTCGGATGTAAATGATTCAGAAACGCCTTCTTGGGAAGAAGTAGCTTAAAAACAATAATTTAATTATAATTTAACAGAGGTTAAAAATGGCTAGTTCATACGAAAACGATTTAAGATTGGAGGAAATGGGTACAGGAGAACAAATTGGTTCTTGGGGTACTACAACAAATACAAATTTAAGCTTAATTGCAGAGGCTTTCTCTTATCAAACAGAGGCAACTTTTAGTTCAGACGCAGATGTAACTGCAACAATAGCTGATGGGGCTTCAGATAAAGCTAGAGCTTTTTATTTAAAAGTTACATCTTCAGGCAATTTGTCTGCAACTAGAACTTTAACAATAGCTCCAAATACTTTATCTAAAGTAATTTTCATTGAGAATGCCACTTCAGGATCTCAATCTATAAATATATCACAAGGATCAGGTGCAAATGTAACTGTAGGTAATGGCCTTACAAAAGCATGTATTTTAGACGGAGGTGGTTCAGGTGCTGTAGTTTATGATATGTTTGATAAAATTGATTTAGGTGCTAATGCTAAAATTAATGGAGGTAGCTTTGGTATAACAGCTTCAGAAACAGTAGCTTTGACTAACAAAACTATAGACTCTGACAGCAACACTATTACTAATATTGCAAATGCTGATATAAAATCCGCAGCTCAAATAGACGCTACAAAAATAGCAGATGGCTCAGTAACAAGTGCAGAGTTTCAATACATCAATACTCTTTCATCTAACGCACAAACTCAAATAAATGCAAAATTAAATTCAGCTCTACCTAATGATGCTTGGATTAGTTCTGCTGATGGTAGGCAAAGGCTTTATTTCACTACAAACGCTAATACTGTAATGCAATTTGATACTCAATGGAGAGTTGATAACAATTCGGGCTCTACTATGTTAAGTTGTGATACTAGCGGTAATCTTACAGCTACAGGTAATGTTTCTGCTTATTCTGATTTAGCACTCAAAGAAGATATTTATCAAATTGAAAATGCTTTAGAAAAAGTAAAAAAATTAAGAGGCGTACATTTTACTCGTAAGTCCGACAACACAAAAGAAATTGGAGTTGTAGCTAACGAAGTAGAAAAAGTAATTCCAGAGCTAGTAGATGAACATCAAGATAAAGATTTAGGCGTAGTTAAAACTATGAAGTATGCAAATACTGTTGGTTTGTTAATTGAAGCAGTAAAAGATTTAAGCAACCAAGTAGAAGAATTAAAAAATGTCTCTAGCGACTAGCGGTTTAATAACTCTTGACCAAATACATCAAGAAGCAGGTGGTACAACCAACACGTCTTGTTCTATAAACGACCAAGACATAAGGAATTTATATGAAGCTCCTGGCAAAACTATAAATAACACTCAAGGAACTGCAATAGATTTTGCAGATTTTTATGGAGCTTCTAATGATCCAAGAATATCTTTGACTGGATCTCCAAGTTTGAGTGGGACTTTAACTATTGAAGAAAACTATGTAACAACCTACATAGTAAATACTACGATAACTTCAAGATACAATGGATTCGTTGCTAGTAGCTATGGTACTAATGGCTCCGCTGGAAGCGGTACAAAAGGAGCTTGGTTAAATAATACTGAAACTTGGATGAATGTAGGAGTAGAGGCTTTTTTCTGTAGTAGTACAGGCCCTTTTTTAGGTATTTACGACACCAATAATTATTATAAATTTGTAATAGATAAACCAGTTTTTAATTCTGGCTGGACTTCTATTTCTTTATATCATCCTTACAATAATTATAGCAATCCTTATGTATTTACAAGAGCTTCTGCATCTTATTCTTATAGCTTATCACAAACAGGATATACAACTTGGAGTTGGACTTTAGGGGCTGACACCAATTATGCTTATAATAATTTATTACTAGGCTCTCCTAGAGTTAATGCTGCTCAAGGAACAAGCTATCAAACTTTAGTAATAGCATGATATATTAGGAGGTATTATGGAAATTATTATTTGGTTAGGTCTCGCTTTAATTATTGCAAAAGCACTATTAAAAGCTTTAGCTCCTTATACCAATAGGGCTTTAGATGAAAAATTAAAAGAATATTGGGATAATTTAAGGAGTTATTTTTAATGGCTAGATCAACTGTTAATGAAGTTGACAAAAGGCTTTCAGCACATGAAGCTGCTTGTGAACAGCGTTGGCGAGAAAATTGGAGAAGATTAGAAAATATTGAAAATGGCATAATGTCTTTGAACAAACTGATTAGAAACAGTTTGATTTTTTCTCTTACTATATTTTTGGGAATTACAGGATTTCTAACAAAAATTATCTTTTTTTAAATGCAAGAACTTTTAAATCTGTTAAAGCTTCACGAAGGCTTTGTAAGTCATTGTTACGATTGTAGTGAAGGCTACAAAACTATTGGCTTTGGCAGACTTATCGATAAAAAATTAGGCGGAGGTATTACAGAAGAGGAAGCAGAATATTTACTAAAAAATGATGTAAATAAATCTGTAAATGTTTTACAAAATAAATTAGATTTTTTTTCAGAACTATCAGAAGTAAGAAAAACTGTTTTAATTGATATGTATTTTAATATGGGGAACAGATTGTTTAAATTTGAAAAGACACTTGAGCATATTAAAAACAAAAATTTTACTGAAGCCGCAGAAGAAATGTTAAACAGCAGATGGGCTGGCCAAGTTGGTCAAAGAGCTGTTAGGCTTTCCAAAATGATGGAGTCTGATGTTTATCCTTTTTAAATATGACTCGCCAAACAGAACGGATTGGAAGATCAGGCGAATACGCAGTAGCTAGTTTTTTAAGTTTAGAAAGCGATACTGTTCATGTCTTACCGCATGGTAGTCATGCTGACATAATATTTGAAATAAATGACATTATGTACAAATGCCAAGTAAAAACTTGTTCAAAAAGGAAAATGTGTCATAAAACTCATAAAAGAGTAAATTGGTGTTTTGACATGCGTAGAGGGGCTAATACAAAACTCAGAGATTATAAAAAAGGTATGGTTGACCTTTATGCTTTTTATTGTTTGGAATACAATACAATAGTATTTAAAATTTTTAAGGATGGCAAAAGAACAAAGATAACTTTTAAAGACTCTCTTATGAAAAACATAAATTCTAAAGAAAGTTTGTATGATGCTCTTAACAAAATAAAAGATGGCTTTAATTAAGTATAAATTTAAACCTGGCATAAATAGAGAAGGAACCTCTTATTCTAATGAAGGGGGTTGGTTTGATTGTAATTTAGTTAG